GATGGTAATCCAATATATGGACCTTTTGGATATTCTGACCCTGATAATATTAATTCAGATTTAAAAATAATATCAACATCATACAAACTTAACACATCGAATGTAATTAATAGACCAACAGGATTTAAACAAGGATTTTTTATTGATGATTACAAATTTGATGGTTCAGGTGATTTAGACGTTCATAATGGTAGATTCTGTAAAACTCCTGAATTTCCAAATGGAATATATGCATATTTTGCATCTGTTGGTCTTGGAACAGCAAGTAATAAATTAGAAGGAATATATCCATATTTTATTGGTAAAAGTTATAGATCACCTATAATTAATGATAATCTTATTTTAACACAAGACTTTGATTTTAATAATTCAAATTTATTAAGAAACACACTTCCATATGTTGTTGATGAGGAGTTTGGTGATAATGATTTCATTATTGAGTCAAATGAAACAATAAGACAAATTTCAAAAATAGAATCAGTAACAAAAGGAGATGTTGATAATATAACAATTTTAGATGGAGGATCAGGATATAAAGTTGGTGATTTAACAGTTTTTGATGATACAGATACAGATGGATCTGGTTTTAGTGCAAAGGTTGATGAAATTGTTGGTATTGGTGTTTCAAGAATCGATTCTGTATTAGAAAGGTTTGAAAACTTAGTTTTTGTATGGAATAGTAGTGATGAAGTAATTGCAAATTACTTACCATTTATTGAACTTAATAATAATAGTTCTATTTCAATTTCTGGTCTCAATACTTCGATTGTAAATTTAAGTGGTTCTTTTTCAGCGGGAATTTCAACAGATACAATTGGTTTAGCAAGAACCATGTCAACTGGAAGTTCTAATGGTAAAATTGAAGATATTTTTGTAACTGATATTCCAAATACTGTTGCTATTGGTGGATCACTTAGAGTTGGAACAGAAACATTAAAAGTATTAAATGTATATGATACACAAAAAGTAATTAGAGTTCTTAGACATGTTGGTGTTGCTCATACATTAGGATCAAATATTGATGTTTTAAATAATAGAATAAGTATTCCAGTTAAAACAACTAAATTTGAATCAAAAGTTGATGATATTGTTTATTTTAATGGACCTCAGTCAATAGGTATTGGAACAACAGCAGGTAGTGCAACAACTGTTGAATATGTTGTTGGTGAAACAAAACAAAATTTATCCATACCAACAAGAACTATACACTTACCAAATCATCCATTTAAAACTGGTCAAAAGGTTAAATTAAATAAAAGAAGTGGAGCAAATAGATTTGATGTAGGTAATACACCAAATGTATCTGAATTTAAAGTTCCATATGTTGGAAATGATTCTATAGATGTTTTTGTTATCAATAAAGGTGAAGACTACGTTGGAATATTAACTACAAAAGTAGGTATAGGAAGCACTAGTGAAGGTTTATACTTCTATAGTAAGGGATCTACTTCAGGAATTAATTCAGGTTCATATTTCTTCTCTTCAGATCATACTCAAGTTATTGGTGATATTGATAAAATTACAACTACTGTTACTACAAATGTATCTGCTGCAAATACTACAACTCATAATTTAAGAGAAAAAGATATTGTAAAAATAAATGTTATACCTAATTTATCGGTGGGTATAGGAACCACTACACCAATATCTGTAAATTATAATTCAGAATATGAAAAACTTCTAATAAATCCAATAACATTTTCTGCATCAGATGTAGAGACTAATCAAATTGATATCAATAATCATGGTTTAAAAACTGGTGATAAAGTTTTTTATGACGGAAGTGCAACAGGATTAACTACAGGTAGTTACTATGTTAATGAAATTAGTGATAGATATTTTCAACTTGCTGAAACGCTCGCTGATTTAAGTCAAACTCCTATAAAAACACTTCCAATAACTGCTAATACTGGAGGAGCAAATCAATCAATAGCATTGATTAATCCAAGAATAGATGTTGTGAAAAATTCTAAATTAACATTTGGATTGTCAAGCACAACATTATCTAATTTTGATTTTAAATTGTTTTATGATGAAAATCTTACTAATGAATATTTAAGTTCTCAAGATTCATCTACATTTAATGTAATTGGTGTTGGAACAGCTGGAACATCAGGTGCTCAATTAAGTATTCATTTTACAGAATCAACACCAGAAAAATTATATTATGGATTATCAAAAGGTGGTTTCATAAGCACATCTGATACTGGAGTTAAAAATTATTCAGAAATAAGATTTATTGATAGTGCTTATACTGGAGAATATGAAATATTTGATGTTACTAATGAGACATTTAAATTTTCACCTTTAGTTCCTGAATTGACAACATATTTGAGCACTGATTGTGAAAAATTAGAATATTCTACCAGATCTTCAAATGTGCATGGTGCTATCAAAGATTTTAAAATTATTTCACCTGGATTTAACTATAAAAAACTCCCTAAATTTAAATCGGTTACTAGCACAAATGGTAGTAATGCAAATATTGTCGCTGTATCTACATCAATCGGTAGAATACAAGATGTTAGAATACTTGATATTGGATATGAATATTCATCTGATAAAACTCTAAGTCCAGAGGCATTTATATCACCAGTAGTAAATATTGATAATCTTGATGTAATTAATTCTACAACTATTATTAAAGGTGGAAAAAATTATATTAATGCACCAAATTTAATTGTATTTAATCCAATAAGCAATAAATTAGTAAATGATTCATCTTTAGTTGCAATTGCACCAAATCAAACAATATCAGAGGTCAAAATTCTTGCACCAGTTACAGGATTAGATTCTGTCAATCATTCTATAATTGCAATCAATAATTCAAACGGTGTTGGTATAAATTCAATACAATCTAGTTCATCTGGTGTAGTAACTTGTTTCCTTGAAACTCCCATGAATGGTTTTAGAGATCCACAACCATTTGCTGCTGGAGATGAAATATTTGTTGAGGGTATTCAAAGAATCGGTGAGACGGGTGTTGGTGCTACACAAGGAGGTATTTCAACAAATACTACGATTGAAGGTGATGGATTTAACTCTGAAAACTACAATTATCAATTTTTTACTGTCGATGACTACATCGCTGGAACACAAGCAATTATTAAATTTAGTTTAGCAGGTTTAACCACTAATACAGGTATTGCAAAAACATTCCAATCAGGATACGCAACTATAATTAACAAAGAAAATTACCCAATAATAGAACCAACACAAACAAGAGGTGAATTTGAATTAAATGAAAAGTTAATAATAGATGGCAAAATAACAGATTTATCAGTTGTTGAAATAAGAGATGATTACATAAAAATTGATGGAAAATTTGAAATTAAAAAAGGTGATAGAATAACTGGTAGATTAACTGGTGTTTCTGCTGAGATAACAAGTATTGTTGGAAATAAAGCAAAATTTAAAACAGATTTTTCAAATCGTCAAGAATATGGATGGTTAGATGATATTGGAAAATTAAATCAAGATTATCAAGTAATACCAGATAATGATTACTATCAAAATTTATCTTACACAGTTAAAAGCACGATAGAATGGGATAAATTTGTAAATCCTTTAAATCGTTTAGTTCATCCTGCTGGATTGAAAAATTTTGCAGACACGTCTCTTGAAAGTAAGGTATCAGTTGGTGTAGGAACCACAGCTTTGACAAAAGATTTGATTGTTCTTGATGTAGCTAATATTATTGGATTAGAAGATAAACAAAGAGTTGATGCTATCAATAATTTTGATTTAGCAACAGACTTTGATACAAGAACAAATAGATCTAAGTTCATAGAACTATCTAATAAATCTTTAACAGATTTTTCAAGATGTAAAACAAATAGAGTATTAGTTCATGATGATATAAGTAGTAAGTTTTCAAGCACTGGTTTTCAAGAAAATAATACTGTTATTGAAGAATTAACTGAGGATTATGCAAATTATTTAATTCAAATAATTGATCCAGATACTTTTGATACTCAGTTTACGGAATTGATAGTTTTAACCACAACTGATGATGCTTATTTACTTACTAAAACAAGTGATTTTACAACATTAGAACTTGGTGAATTTACAACAGAAATTAATTCTAGTGGAGTTAAAAATTTAATATTTACGCCAACTGAAGAATTTACAAAAGATCATGATATTAAAATTTTAAAAATTGATTTTAATACTGATTTAGTTGGAATAGCAACAAATTCAATTGGAAATATTGATTTAACTGGTGTTAACATTGGAGTAAGTAGTGCACCTTCTGGAATTACAACTACTACAATAGCACAATTTTCAAAATCTGATTTTAATGGTCTCTATGCAAATATATTTGTTCAAGATGATATAACTAAAGAAATTAATTATAATGAAGTTGTCATAGATTTTGATGGAATTGACACAACAATATCTCAGACATATTTTGATACTTTACGTGGATTTAGTAATTCTTCTGTTGGAGTCATCACAGCAAGGTATGAAAATGACTTTATCAAATTACAATGTGAAAATGACAGAGCAAATCCACTTAGTATAAGAACAAATATAGTTGGGTTAGGAACAACAACAGCTGGAATTGGAACTTACAGATTCTCAGTTAGTGGACAACCAACAGGTGCGGAAAGAAGTGCTAGATTAGAGTCTAATTACGTGACTGGAACAGCTAGCACGATTACATACGGAACAATTAGTAAAACTCTTGATAGTTCTGCAAAATCACTTGTAAGAGTATCATGTGGTGAAACTTCAGCAATACATCAAATAGTATCAGTGAGAGACGCTGACGATATTTTAACTGTTCAATATCCTTTCGTATCTGCTGGTTCTACATCTGGAATAGGAACTTTTGGTGGTGAAATAGACGGATCTAATATAAATTTAAGATTTTATCCAGACTCTAATTTTACATCATTAATTGAAGTTCAAGCATTTAATCAGATATTTTATACAGAAAATGATTTTTCAAATGTTCCACCTGATTTGAACTATGGAACTGTTGCTCAAAAATTATTCTTATCAACATACGATGGTTTAAGTGGATTAAGAGCGAATAAAGTTGAATTTGATTTAAAATATGAAGGAACACCAATATATTCAAAAACTTTTGACCCAACAAATTCAGGTATATTAAGCACAACCACAGGTGTATTTACAATACCAAATCATTTCTTTAATACAAATGAAGAATTAACTTACACACCAGCGTCATCATTTGTAGGAGTATCAGCCACTGCTGTATCAATTGGTGCAACAGCAAATGTTGCAGGAGTCGTCACTACAATATTACCAAGCACTGTTTTTGCCAAGGTAACAGATGAAAATACTTTCCAATTATTTACAAGACGTGAATATGTTTCATCTGGATCTGCTGTAACATTTACTGGAACTGGTTCTGGTAATTTACATAAATTGTCAATGACCAAACAATTATCAAAAACAATTATTGGTCTAGATGGTGTTGTTCAACAACCAATCACATTTACATCTATAACTCACACATTTGGAGTCTTTGATGGATTCACACATCAACCTAATATTGGTGTAGGAATAACACAATTAATATTAAGTGGAATTTCTTCAATAACAACTTCAGATTTATTAAAGATTGGTGATGAATACATGTCAGTTACAGAGGTGGGTTTTTCAAGCACTCCTACTGGAACTATTAATGATGCAACTGATGTATCATTAGGTATTGCAACTCTACCATGTGTAAAAGTGACAAGAGGTCAATTAGGTATACCAGCAGCAGGTATATCTTCTGGAGCGAGTGTAAGAGTTCATAGAGGATCATTCAATATTGTTGATAGTAAAGTATTCTTTACAGATCCACCAAAAGGAAATACAAGATCAAGAAAAGATGATACAAATTTACCATTTGTAAAGGCAGATTTTAGTGGTAGAACTTTCTTAAGAAGTAATTATGATACTAACATGCTATTTGATGATATATCAGATAATTTTACAGGTATTGGTAAAACATATTCTTTGACTGTCGGTGGTGCAAATACATCATCTGGTATTGGAGTAGGTAATGGTGTTTTATTCATAAATGGTGTATTCCAAACTCCATTAACAAGCAATAACACTGGAAATAATTATGAATTTATTAGTGATACAACTGCAGGTATATCGACTGTTGAATTTACTGGTATAACATCAACAAATGGTAATTTCATTGTATCTGAATCCGATATTAATCAAAATCAGGTTCCCAGAGGTGGCATCATTATATCATTAGGATCAACAGCAGGTCTCGGATACGCTCCTTTACAAGGTGCAAAGGTCAAAGCATTCAAAAATGCTGCTGGTGGTATTACAAGTATCGTTGGTATAGGAACCTCTTCAGGATTTAATCTTGGAATACAAACTGCAGTATATGATAATACATCAGGTATTATTACAGTCACAACAAACAAAGTTCATGGTTTTGCATTAGAAAGACCTAATACTGTTAAATTAAAAAATCTAGAGTTTAGTTGCGTTGGTTATAGTGGTGTTACCACAACTATATTCCAAGATCACGAAAGAGGTTTGTTCGTAGTTGGTATTGTATCTGATAGAACATTTGAAGTTCAAGCAGGACCAAGCACAATCGCTCATACTTATGTTGGTGGTGGACAAGCTTATGAATTCTTTGGAGATTTGACATTTGGTTCAGGATATCGTGGTGGTTCTGTTGCTATTGGAGTTACTGATCAAGCGTATGAGCATAGATTTGTAAGTTCGGGCATAGGATCAATACGAAAAGGAAATTTTGCTGGTGATGCATTTACTGCCACTGATGCTGTGTATACTTCTCATACTGGAACTCTACTATTAACTATTCCAAATCATGGTCTTACAACAAGTGATACTGTTGGAATTGATACTGGTGGACTAGTATTCAAATGTTCAAAAGATAATTTCTTCTCAAATCACCCATATCCAAGAGCAGTTTCTAAAACAAGTTTCCCTAACTCAGATCCTATTGCTGGTATTCAAACTGCAATTATTGCAAAAACTAATGATACTATCACACTTCAGGTAGGTGTTGGTGGAGGTGCTGGTAGTGGAGCAGTTGTTACTGCAACTGTGGGTGTGGGTGGAACACTCGCATTTAACATTGTTTCTGCAGGAACTAGCTATGTTAATCCAGAAATAATAATACCAGAACCATCATACAGTAATCTACCAGTCGTTGGTGTGTCAAGACTAGGAGTTGGTCCTACAACTGATACTGGATCTAATTTACTAATTGATGTTGAAGTTGGTGCATCAAGGACCACAGTTGGTATTGGTTCAACAACTTTCGAGATATCGAATTTTAAAATATCAAGACCTGGACACTCATTTAAAATAGGTGATAAATTCAAACCAGTTGGATTAGTTACTGCAGCACACTTATCTAAACCAATTAATGAATTTGAGTTAGAAGTATTATCAATATTTAATGACAAATTCTCTGCTTGGCAATTTGGTGAATTAGATTACATAGATGATATTAGGAATTTACAAAATGGTTCAAGAACCAAATTCCCATTATTCTTTAATGGACAGTTATTGAGTTTTGAAAAAGATAAAACAAATTCACAATCACAACTTATTGATTTGGATGCAGTATTACTCATATTTGTTAATGGGGTATTACAAAAACCTGGTGAATCATATCAGTTCCAAGGAGGAACTACATTCACATTCACAGAGGCACCAACAGGGGAATCATCACCAGGAGCAAATGATCATGATAATGTTGATATTTTCTTCTACAAGGGACAAGATCGAGTTGACGTAGATATTGTTGATATTGCAGAGTCAGTCAAAACAGGTGATGAAATTAAAGTCATGAAAAGTCCAGTTGGTTTAACAACTGCACAGGAGAGTGAAAGAGTAATTAAAGAAATTTTAGGTTCTAATTTAGTTGAAACAAATATCTATTCTGGTCTTGGAGTTGATGAAAATAATGAAAAACCAATTAGATGGACTAAACAAAAAGTTGATTTAATTGTGAATGGAGAAGTTATTGATAAATCAAGAGCATCTATTGAACCTCAAATATATCCAACAGCAAAAATTATAGGAGATTTAACTGAAACATCAGGTTCTACTGGAACAGGAGGTATTTTTGTTGATAATGCTGAAGTATTCTTCTATGAAATGGGTGGTAAAGATGGACTTTACATACCAGTTTCTGATAAGTATGGTGTTACCATCAATGAAGTAGATGCACTAATTTCATCTGGAAGTATTGGAGTAGGTGCTGCAGCAACTGCTATTGTATCTGCTGCTGGAACTATTTCATCAATTGATGTAACAAATGGTGGTTCAGGATATTCTGGATCAATTGATATTGGTATTTCATCTCCAGTAGGGGTTGAAAAGGTTGTTGGAGTAGGAACCATTGCTACCGCCACTGTTACAATAACAAATGGTGCAATATCAGATGCTACAATAGTGAATCCAGGTTTAGGTTATACATTTACCAACCCACCAAATGTTATTATAGAATCACCAACATTCCAAACTGAAAAAATCACATCTATTGATGATGTTGAAGGTTTTACTGGAATTATCACTGGTATTTCCACAACAACGAATTCTGGACAAACTGCACTCAAGTTCTTCTTTAGAGCAACAAAACCAGCAGCAAGTCTCTTAGTTGGATATCCCATCTTAATTAAAGATACAACTGTAGGAAATGGTATTGTTTCTGTTGATACTCATAATTCTTCCATTGTTGGTATTGGTAATACCTTCTTAGATAACATCTATAAGGTTCATGCAATAACTTCTAACGGTGAGGATGGTGAAATTACCTGTAATGTACAAAATGGGTCTAACATTGTTGGTATAGCAGAAACTGGTTTCCATTATCCAACTGGTATTGGAACATCTAAATCATTGGGTCGATTAAGTTGGGGTAGAATATACAATGCTACTCGTTCTACTAGTCCAATTTCGATTGGTGTAACTGGATTGACAGTTAATTCAGGTTTGAATACCTTCCCAACAATTCAAAGGAAAAATTATACTGCAACATCTTTAAGAGGTCTTAGATCTACTGGTGCAATAAGAGTATTTGGACTTTGATTAAATAACCACTATAAATAAAAAGAAAAGTATAATTTTAAGATGTCGGCAATTGTTACTGACCAATTTAGAATTCTGAACGCAAATAATTTTGTAGAATCAGTAGAAAATACAAATAATTCTTACTATGTTTTTGCAGGATTATCAAATCCAGCAGGATCAGGAACTTTAGTGGGTTATGGTAGATCTTCAAATTGGAATTCAAACACACCATCACCAATAGATAGTTTTTCATATAGATCTCATACTGGCGATACCATGATGTTTGGTAAAAAAGTATCATCAGCAAATATAAGAAGGATAATAAGAAGAGTTGATTGGGTATCTGGAAATAGATATGAAATTTATAGAGATGACTATAGTGCCTCAAATCCAAGTCCATTAACAGCTGCAAATAGATTATATGATGCAAACTACTACGTTCTTAATTCCGACTTCAAAGTTTACATTTGTATTGATAATGGTTCAACAGGAGATAACCCGCTTGGAAACGTATCTCAAGACGAACCAACATTCACAGACTTAGAACCATCTAAAGCTGGTAATAGTGGAGATGGATTTGTTTGGAAATATTTGTTTACAGTTTCTCCTAGCGATATTATTAAATTTGATTCTACTGAATTCATAACAGTCCCAAATAATTGGTCTTCAAGCACTGATTCGCAAATAAGAGCAGTTCGTGAAAATGGTGATTCTTCCGTAAATCTAAATCAAATAAAACATGTTTATATTGAAAAAGCTGGTAGTGGATATGCAAATGGATTAAGTCAAGAAGTCGATATCATAGGGGATGGAACTGGTGCAAAAGCAAGAGTGGATGTTGTGAATGGTTCTATAACCGATGTCATTGTTAGTGCTGGTGGAAAAGGTTATAGTTATGCTCTAGTTGATTTAGGAACTTTAAATAGCAATGTAAGTGCAACTGGAAGAGCAAAATTAATTCCTATATTACCACCTGGTTTGGGTCATGGCACAGATGTATACACTGAATTAGGAACTGATAGAGTAATTGTTTATGCTAGATTTGATGATTCTACTAAAGATTTTCCAATTGATACAAAATTTGCACAGGTTGGTATAGTAAAAAATCCAACTAAGGTTGGAACATCTGTAACTTATACTGATAATACTTTTTCTTCGCTTCAAGCAGTTAAATTTAGCAGTGTAACTGGAACACCACAAGTTGGTGAAGAAATAAAACAAGTTTTAACATTATCTCCTAATACTGGAAAAGTTGCTACTGGTTTTGTTGCTTCGTATGATATTGAAACTAAAGTTTTAAAATATTTTAAAGATAGGTCTCTTAATTTTAATAGAACAACTTATGATCAAACAGACTATACTGGTATATCAACGAGTGGAAGGTCGTATGAATTTGAATCCGATAGTAATGCCAATGATATAAAAGGTGCTACTTCTACATTTTCTGGATCAATATTTTCTAATTTTTCAGGAATTACAACAAACCCAACTGGTAATAAGTTAATAAATTTAGAAACTAACTTTGTTTCAGGGTTATCTGATTCGGAGATAAATAAAGGGTCAGGTGAAATAGTTTACTTAGATAATAGACCTTTGATTGTTAGAAACTCTCGACAAAAAGAAGATATTAAAATCATACTAGAATTCTAAAATGCCACAAAAGACTAACTTAAATATATCACCTTATTATGATGATTTCGATAAGGCAAATAATTTTTACAAAATACTGTTTAAACCTGGATACCCAGTTCAAGCAAGAGAATTAACTGGTCTGCAGTCTCTTTTACAAAATCAAGTTGAGTCTTTCGGTAAGCATATATTTAAAGAAGGTTCTATGGTAATACCTGGTGGTATTGAATATGATCCTACTTATTTTTCAGCAAAAATAAATTCTACTCATTTAGGTGTTGATGTAACAGTATATTTAAGTGAACTAATTGCAAATAATAACGGGAAGGGAACAAGAGTAAGAGGACAAAGTTCAGGTATAGTAGCAACAATTAAAAATTTCATTCTTCCTCCAGAGGAAGGAGTTGATGAAATAACAATTTTTATTAAGTATAATCAGTCAGGAAACGATGGAGCAAGCACAGCATTTCCAGATGGAGAAGTGCTGATACTAGAAGATAATCTTACTTATGGAAATACAACTTTAAACATAGAAGAAACTGTTTTAACTTTAGTTTCTGAGAACGCAACTGCTACTGGTTCCGCTTTCGGTGTTAACAAAGGTGTATATTTCATGCGTGGAATATTTGTTGATGTTCCAACATCCTTAATTGTATTAGAACCATATTCAACAACACCATCATATCGTGTTGGTTTTGAAATTTTAGAAGAGATTATTAATGCAAATGACGACTCATCTTTATATGATAATGCAAAAGGATTCACAAATTTTGCTGCACCAGGTGCTGATCGATTTAAAATTACTGTTAAATTAACTAAGAAAGCGTTACAGGATTATGAAGACACTAATTTTGTAGAATTATTCAGAACAACAAATGGTGAAACTAAAAAATTACAAGATTCTACAGTATATTCAGAACTTAAAAAATATTTTGCAAAGAGAACATATGATGAATCAGGTAATTACTCAGTTGAACCCTTCCGTGTCACCTGTCAAAATTCTCTAAATGATGAAGTTGGATCAGGTGGATTATATACAGAAAATCAATTAACTGATAAAGGAAATACTCCAACTGATGATTTAATGTGCTACAAGTTATCAGCAGGTAAGGCATATGTTAGAGGATTTGATGTATATTTACCAGGAACTACAGTAGTTGATGTAGAAAAACCAAGAGATACAAAAACAATAAAGGTAGCATCGATTCCATTTAATATGGGAAGTTTAATAAAACTTAACCATGTTATTGGATCACCTTTCATTAATATTGGTGGCACAAATACAAATGTAGTTCAATTATACAATCAAAGAAGAGGTGCGTCCACTGCTCAAAAAAGTGGGTTACAGATAGGTGAAGCAAGAGTATATTCATTTGGTGTTTCTGATGCACCCTATACAGGCAATACAACAGAGTGGGATTTGCATTTATATGATATTCAGACATTTACTATTTTAAAATGTAACGTTTTAACAACAGCAGGTGATAAAATAGCAGGAACAAGAGTTAGAGGTTTAGCGAGTGGTGCAATTGGTTATCTTGCAAAAGATGCAAATGCAACTGGAGTGAATGAATTAGCATTATCACAAACAACTGGTGCTTTTATTAATGGAGAACAATTAATATTCAATGAAAAAACATCAACAGAAAATGCGTCAGTAGTTGAAGTTCTTCAATACACAACTGATGATATTAAAATGGTATATCAAGATACTTTTGGAACATCAGGTATTTCAACATTTGCTGCAGACACAAAATTGTATAATCGTATTCTACCTGGTTTCTCAGGTTCAGATATATTAAATGTATCAAATATCTCTGCTCAAGTTAATAATCGAAATTTTGCAGGAGTTGGAATAAAAACAGATTCAATTATTGCGTTTAATAATGGAACTAATCCAGATCCTGTCTTTAATAGAATTGTAAGTATTACTGGTGACGGAAAGACTCTTACTTTAGGTGCTGACAGAAATTCTATACAGGGAATTTCTCAAGGTTCTGTAATATCTGGGTTTTCAACTTCATCAACATTTAGAATTAAAGTTCCAAAAATTTTAAATGCTGATTCTGGTATCTTTTCAAAATTACCTAGACAAGTTATTTCAAATGTAGATACTTCTGGTTCTAATTTAATAATTAGTAAACAAATTGTAGGTCAAAGTGTAAGTAGCAAATCTTTGAGTATTAATTCTCAGTCGGCATTTGATGCTTCTGTAGGAATTACAAGTGTATTTTTTGAACCATTTGACGCTGAAAAATATTCAATAACTTATCAAGATGGATCTATTGAAACATTAACCTCAGATCAAGTTACTATTTCCGATAATGGAAATGTTGTATCATTTAGTGGTTTAAAAGAAACAACAGCGAGTCAAGTTGTTGTCAATACAACTTTGAAAAAGGTTGGTGCATCAAGTAAATCTAAAGATTATCTAAGAAGTCAACAATTAAGTGTTACAAGAACTTCAGGGGTAAATTCCTTGAATGGACTCTCATTACATGATGGATATGGATTAAGGGTTGAAGATAGAGAAATTTCCTTAAACGTTCCAGATGTATCCAAAGTCATTGCTGTATACGAGTCAAAAACATCAAGTGCACCAATACTAGATGCTTTGACATTTGTTTCGGGTCTATCATTAAACACTAATGCTATAGTTGGTGAAAAAATTATAGGTAAAGATAGCAGGGCAATAGGTCAAATTGTCTCTGCACCAAGTGCAACAGAAATTAGATTCGTTTACCTAAATGCGAATAAATTTACACTTGGTGAAGTAGTTGAGTTTGAAGAATCGGCAATTGAATCAATATTACAACAAATTGAAGTTGGTAACTTCATTGACAGAACGAATAATTATAATTTAGATAAAGGTCACAAAATTCAATATTGTGATTTTTCAAGAATAGTAAGAAAGGCAAAATCTGCTATACCGTCAAATCAATTATTAATAATATTTGATCAATATCAAGTAGCAAGTGGAAATACTGGTGATTTCTTCTCAGTAAATTCATACACAAAAGAGAGATATTCAAACGATATACCATTTGTAGGTAATCATAGAGCAACTGATATTATTGATTTAAGACCAAGAGTTAATGCATTTACTATAGCAGATAACTCTAAATCTCCATTTGCATTTACAAGTAGAAGTTTTGAATCAACAAATCCATTTGTTGTAACACCTAATGAAAGTTCAATTTTAGGATATAGTTACTATCTACCTAGAATTGACAAATTAGTTATTAATCAGTATGAAGAAGTTAAATTAATAAAAGGTGAATCAGCCGAGGAACCAGTGCCACCAACTGAGATTGGAAACTCTATGGAGATTGCTGAAATATCCCTACCACCATATCTTTTTAATACTGTTAAAGCACCTAACATTAGGATGTATGATAATAAAAGATTTACAATGAGAGATATTGGTGCTCTTGAAAAAAGAATAGAAAATTTAGAATTGACAACTTCTTTAAGTGCTTTAGAAGCCAACACACAATCTTTAGAAGTTAAAGATGCAGATGGACTTAATAGATTTAAAACAGGATTTGTTGTTAATAATTTTTCAGACAGAAACTTTATTGATTTTTCAAGAGAGACAGGTTCACGATGTGATGTTGACGTAATTAATAAAGAATTAATTAGTGCTGTTGATTTTTGGTCAATCAATCCAGAACTTGCATTAAATCCAAGTATTGATATTGATGCTGCTGATTTAAACTCTAATTTACAACTATTAGATACTAATTGTAAAAAAACTGGTGACTTAATTACATTAAATTACACAGAAGTGGATTGGTTAGAACAACCTCAAGCAACTGAAGTAGAGAATGTTAACCCGTTTAATGTCATTGTATTCATGGGTGGTATTATTCTCGACCCTCCTTCAGATAATTGGACAAGAACAATATATCTTGAAAATGATAGAATTGAATCTACTGGTGCTACATGGGGAGAAGTTGCAACTGAAGAGGTGCTTGGAACTGTAAACGAATCTCCTCTAGAATCAGCTGATGGTAGCTTGGTCGTAAAAGACATTCAAGATCCAGATTATAATCATTATAGAAGAAGAATAAGAATTGTTAAAAGATTAACTGCTCAAACTCAAGAAATTAGAACATCATATCAAAATGTTTTACAAGGTCCTAGTCATGAATTTGATTATGTTGAAAGTGTTAAAGTAACAAGTGAAGTAGATCCATTCATGCGTTCTAGAAACGTATTTTTCAACGCAAATGGTTTAAGACCACTTACAAAACATTATCATTATCTTGATAACGGTATACCTGATATTGTTCCAAAATTAATTGAAATTACTATGTCATCTGGAACTTTCAAAGTATTTGAAAATGCAAAGGTTGAAATTAACGGTGAGCAAATTGGATTTATGAGAATACAAAAACCAAATCATAAATTTGGTGATTCTTCAAGACCAGATGTAGGAGCTGGTTTAGGATCTCCATCGGTTTTAGTTGAAGAATATACTGTTGATCCATATGATAATACAAGACCAGCTCCCTCAGACACATATTCTGCAACATCAAAACTTTTGAACATTGATTCAATATCGTTAGCAAATGTAGAAAAATATTATGGTTATGTTGTTAAAGGTGCGAAAATTACTGGAGAACAGAGCGGAGCAGTCGCAACTGTAAGTAGCATCGATTTATTCAGTGATAATTGGGGAGATTTACTCGGAGCATTTTTCTTTAGAAATCCAAATACTACACCAAAACCACCAACTGTATTTTCAACAGGAACGAAAACATTTAGAGTTACAGCAGCACCAGAGGGCACTATACCAGTTCCTGGTAGCACTGAACATGCTAGTGATGCATCTGGTGTATTTACAGGAACAGGAACTATACAGACCACTGTAACAAGTAATGTAGCAGTTAGAAATCCACCCCCACCTTCAGGAACTCGTCAAAGTGAAATAACTCAAAGAACTAATTTAATTTATAGAGAAGAGGAACAAAAATATTACGCTCCTCACAGAGATCCACTAGCTCAATCATTTACTGTTGATGAAACAGGAGCATTCTTAACATCATTTGATGTATACTTCAAATCAAAAGATCCATTAGCAAAATTATTTGTTGAATTAAGAGAAGTTGAACTAGGAACTCCTACCAGATTTTTAGTTCAAGATTATGCACAGATAGCAGTCAATCCAAATAATATAAACATTTCTGATGATGCATCTGTAGCAACCACTCTTAGTTTTTCATCACCAGTCTATCTTGAACCCGAAAAAGAATATGCTTTAGTATTTTTATCACCTGCTTCAGATAAGTATGAGATGTGGGTTGCTACAATGGGTCAAAAGACAGTCAGAACTACAAATCTTCCTGATGTTCAAAATGTCGTGGTATCCAAACAATACATTGGAGGTAGTTTATTTAAATCCCAAAATGGAACAATATGGACCGCAAGTCAGTATCAAGACTTAACTTTTAAATTACGTAAGGCATCATTCGTTGAATCTGGTTCTACTACATTTTATAATACTCCAGTTGAAGCTGGTAATTTAAATACACAAGTATTATCTCAAAATCCAATACGTACGTTACCTAGAAAACAAATAGTAAAACTTACTAGTGCTGGTGATAACGAATCAGTTCTACCAATCGGAAGAAAAGTAAGCACAGGCACTACTGGTGATGCAGAGGATGTAAGTATAACTGGTATTATCGAAGGAAGAGGATCAAAAATCAAAATATCTACTGGTTCTCAACCTGTTCTTAATACAGATTTTGCAATTGTATCAAGGGGTGAGGGTTACGAATTAACTAACCCAAATAATATTCCTCTTATATCACTCACAGGTAGTGGAACTGGTGCACAATGTTCAATTTCATTAACAAATGGTATCGTTGATTCAAACGGTGTTAGTAACTTGACAGTAGGAACTGGATATCAAATCGGTGAAGTATTAACTATTGATAACAGTGATGCAAAAGTATTAAGAGGTTCTGGATTTAAATTAGTGGTGACTAAAATTGATGATACCCTTGACACACTATTCCTAACAGATGTTCAAGGAGATATATTCCCAAATACTGAAACTTTGATTCAATATGGAACAAATAATAATTCAAGAACCGTAGTATCACCTGCAACAACAGTAAATGGTAACTCAGTTACAAATGGGGATTTATATACTGGTAAAGTGATTGAGGTAACTCAATATAATCATGCACATCACGGTGCAACAAATCAAGTTGAAATCAAAAACGTTAAACCAGACACTACTTTGGTTCCAACTTTAACTAACTTAACTGCAGAAGGAACATCTGTATCACTTGGTAATACCTCACCATTCAATAGTTTTGGTGGAATTACAACAGATAGAGGTGAAGCATTAATAGGAGAAGAAATCGTATCTTATGTTGTGGGAACAGGTCAACTTACATTAACCAGAGGTATTTTGAATACCACTGCTACTACACATGATGTTGGTGCAACAATTCAAACTTATGAAGCAAGTGGAATGCCATTAGTTGGTATTAATACGACATTTACAGTTCCAACCAACACAACATTGAAAAATTCTTCAAATATTGATAATTATTATCTTGAAGTTAATGTAGGAGGTATCGCACCTACAAGAACAGGAAAAACTCTTCTATGTTTCTCTAATGAAAAAGCAGTTGGTGGGAATGATGTTAAGATATCACAAAACCATCAATTTAGTTCAATAAGTCCACAGTTTAATGTTATTACGCCTGGTAGCACTACTCGTGTAAATTCAACTATCAGAACTATTAGTGGAACTAGTGCGAACGGAAATGAAATTTCATTTATAGATCAAGGATTTGAACCAGCAGTGCTAAATGAAACAGTATTCTATCCAACTCCAAGACTAGTAGCATCAAAACTTAATGAAAATACAAAACTTACAAATTTACCAAAAAATAAATCACTCACTCTCAACGTAGATATGAGTTCATCTGATCCTAATTTATCACCTGTATTAGATGTTAAGAATGCAACATTTATTTTAGGAAGGAACAAAATCAATAATCCAATTGGAATTGATAATTATTCTACTGATATTAGAACTACTCAATTAGAAGATGATCCTCATGGTTCTATATTTGTATCGAAAAGAATAAATTTAAAACAACCAGCAACTTCTTTAAAAGTATTAGTTGGTGCAAGTGTTCAACCTGAAGCAGATTTTAGAGTTTTCTATAGATTGTTTAGTGAAGACTCAACTGAAGTTTCACAAACTTACAGAGCATTTCCAGGTTATAAAAATATGAATGATATTGATGGAGATGGATTTGGTGATGAAATTATCGATTTAAGTCAAAATGATGGTAGAGCTGATGCATTTGTATCACCAAATCAATTTGATAGATTCTCAGAATATCAATTCTCAGTTGATAATTTAGAACAGTTTAGTGGTTTTGTGATAAAAATTGTTATGATATCTACCAACGAATCATATCCTGTAAGAATCAAAGACTTTAGAGCAATCGCATTAGCATAATGAAAACATTTAAACAATTTACAGAAGGTCTTGAAGATGATTTTAACGCAATCGGTAAGGCTAGGGATGATGAAGCAAAAGATCCTATCAAAGGAGGAGGATCAAAAGTAAATAAAATGAAAGGAAAAAAACTGTTAGATAGATTATTAAAACCATTCACAGATAAAGCATGATACCAGTTGAAGGACATAAAAATCTTTTTCGTGATGAAAAAACTGGTGCCATAATTAATATGGATGCTAGTGGATATTCTAATTATATGTCTGATAAAAGAAGAAATTCTGATAAACAGTCTGAATTAGATAGTATGAAAAAAGAGATTGAAACTCTTAAATCGATGTTAATTGAACTTAGTTCAAAGATAACATCATAGTAAATATAAATACTTTTTAGATCTGAATACGCTAACTTAGATGGCAGATATCAAAGTCAGAGTTGGACAACAAAATGCCACAAAGGTGATTTCATCTCTGGCAGGTGCTCAAACTCTATCATTAACAGAATTAAGTGATGTGAATGCATCAAACCTTCAGAATGGTATGGTGCTCGTTTTTAATGGCGTAACAAATAAATTTGACGCAACGTTGGAGTTGACTCCAGGTGCAGCACAGAACTTAGACATCAACGGGGGAAATTTCTAAATGGCTAGTATTATTAGAATCAAACGATCCTCTGGAACCGCAAAACCAGGTAGTTTGAATTGGGGTGAAATGGCATATGTAACTGGTATAGGCAGTTACGGTGGAACCAATCAATACAAAGACAGAGTATTTTTAGGAGATGACGGAACAAACGTCAATCCAATCGCAGGACATTATTATACATCTATGATGGAGCATACACCTGGTGCTCTAGCAGGTGTGACAAACACAAGAAATAGTGATGGTGGTATTGTAGCAATACTTGATAGCAGTA